GGATCGCGTCTAATGATTGAGTCCGGTATGCAGCCTAAAGGTATCGCGCAAGGACAAACTCCGCAATTAATTCATATTTCAGAGATAGGTATTATTCCTAATCCGCATAACGTGATCGAAGAAGGTCTATTGCCAGCAACGCACTCGAACAAGAATCTATTTATGGTGTTTGAGGGAACAGGATCAGGAAACGTTGGATGGTTCCCTGATTTCTGGAAGTCTCAGAAAGCAAAGTGGCCTCTTGGAACAGGGAGGATGTGCCCGTTATTTATTCCGTGGCATTTGGCAACAGATATGTATCCTCAGCCTGATTGGATAAGGGCGCATCCAGTACCGCCAGGATTCTACGAAAGGCGAATGGACGCCACTAAAGCACATATAGCGAGGTGTGAATCTTATGTGCGTAACACTCCTCATTTATCTAGTGTGATGGGTTCTAATTACAGAGTACCTATCGAGCAGCAGTACTGGTGGGAGCTTGAGTACGATCAGGCTAGGGAACGTCATTCTCTCCAGCAGCACGCTGCCCGTTTACCCGCCGATGACTTTGAGGCTCTGACAGGCGTCCACGATAGCGTTTTTGACGGCGAGACGATCATGGAACTTGAGGACGATATTTATACGGTTAGAGAAGATGGAGCAAGGGTTCGCAAAAACCCAGTTCAATACTACGCGATTACGGGACATTCAATCCTTGAGGAGTTTGAGCCGCAGGAATCAGAGATTGATTTTAGTAAAGAGATTATCAGAATCTCGCATAAGAATAATCGTGATGAACGATACGATTGGGAACTTGTACCGCTAAATCCGATTGACGAGGAAACAGAAAGTTTTACTTTTGATCGCCTAGCGGTATTCGAGTTTCCAAAAGAAGGTGCAACGTATAGCTGCGGAGTTGATACGGCGCATGGACTAGGGAAAGAGGATGAGGATAGATTCTGTGCATCTATGACGAGAGTATCTACCGGCTCAGGATGCGACATTCAGGCAGCAGAACTTACTTCCTTAAGGTTTTCGCCTGCTCAAGCGGTTCCTTTCCTAGCGGCGATGGCGGCGTGGTATGGGCAAGTTTCAAAGCATTATAGGGGGGTAAAGTTCTCAATCGAGCAGGTTGAGGGGCCGGGTGATACGTGCCAGAACCAGCTAAAGATCATGGGATTTAATTATCACGCCATTCCAGGAAGGCTTGACGGAAAGAAGGTCAAGGAAGAGAATAAGCACAGGGAAGGATGGTACTCGAATAAGACTACCGTTCCTATTCTCATGGACCGCTTTGTAGAGGCTGTAAATGGTGGATGGTATATTCCCTATTCCAAGTGGCTGATAGAGGAGTTGAAGACTCTTGAGCGGCACACAAAAGATGGTGGAAGAGACGTTATGACCCACCAGAAAAATAAGCACGACGACAGAATACGAGCGGCGGCTCAGAGCTATTTGAACTGCCACACATACGATGATCTATCCGCACGAGCGCAGAAGAGATACAATGTTCCAAGTAAGAAGAAAACTGACCCTAACGCGGGACGGTGCCTGTCGAATATGGTTTCGGTGGGGAGTTGGAAGGATTGAGGGAGAGGACAATGAACAGACGATCATTCTTTAAGTTCTTAGGTATAGGTGCGGCGGCAGCGGTGGTAGCTCCGAAAGTGTTGGCAGGAAAACCTTCCAAGATTGAATACACTGTTGACGATTGGGAGTGGACACCGATTCAAACTCACGTGAATCGTTCTATCGATGGCCTTACGATCTTCGAGGAACCGCATGAAGGCTACGACTACAGCATCGGCGTGGAAACCGGAGACGGTCTTGGCGGTTCTCCATCGGTCGTGTCGGTGATGCGTGTAGGGAAAGATAGAGAACCAGACGTGCAAGTGGCGGAATTCTCGTCATCGCATCATAACGGTGCTAAGTTGGTTCCAATTATTGCGCAAATCGCAAGGAAATATGGAGAGAAGTGCGTCAACCCTAGAGGACCAATGATTGTAATCGAGCAAGTTTCTGCTCCGGGGGACGTGACGCAGGATCAATTGAAGAAAATGGGGTCCAAACGGTTTTTCAAAGTTTCAGGAAACACTAGGGATAAGAACGGTAAAAATGTTCCATGGATTAGGGAAGGTTGGTATACGACAAAATTTAGCGGCGAGTTGATGATGGATCGTTTTACGGAAGCCGTTAAAAGTGGATGGTACAAACCACAATCCATGCAACTCGGAGGCGACCTAACCGTGGCTGGAGGAACGAAGTATCCTACCGCATGGGTGAGAGCAGCAGCACAATCGTATGTAGGATACCACTCGTTCGATGAGGATAAAAGAAATGCCTAGCACCGACAGAATTCAAACACTCCAAGCGGAACTTGCCGCGCTCAAGCGTGAGAGCAAGGAACAAGCTATTGCCGCCAAGAAGGAACAGCAGTGGGTAAGCGTCAAGAAGCGTTTACCTGAGAATGAGGATCAGCGCGTTATCGTATGGCGCGAGGATCATATTGAATTGTGCTGGTTCTCAAAAGGAAAGTGGTACACATACAACGGATCATTCTTCTTAGAGGAAAAGGACGTGATCGACGGGGTTTCTCACTGGCTTGGAACCGATTGGATGCATTCTAAGTATTCTCCGTCCTATGGCCCAGGAATTAAGAACTTTCTGCGGTACTATTGGCACAGATTGACCGACAAAGCATCTGACGTGGCTTACGATTTGAGGCCAAAATCGTGGAGTAAAGGAAATGCTCAACTCAGCCAAAAGCCAACCTTCTATCAGGACCGATACGGAAAAGTGGTGACGGGACTTCCAGAGGATCGTCCTGCGCCTCGTGGATTCCAGAAAATCGTTTGCAACAATGTTTTTGAGGCTGAAAAACTTTCTGAGTTGCAGAGGCGTCAGGAGAGAATTGAGCACGGCAAGATAAAAGAAGATCGTGAGCAGATCGAGGGCGCGGCTCAAAAGGCATGGCGCAGCAACGCTCATAATCTAATGGCAAACGCAAGGAACCAAGTAAACCGAGATTTTATGGAAGCGGCATTAGCGAGAAACGCGGAGCACAGGCCGTGGGAGTATTCGAGGGAAAGCTACCTACACAGCGAAGGCCACGAATCTGGACATTAAATGTTTCACGTGGAACATAGTTGTAGACGGTAGACATGATTTGGTTTATGATTCGTTTTAGCCACGTCTAAGGACGCGGATCGTACCGGGAGGAAACGTGAGCATGTGTGGCGGCTGATATTGAGACAGTTTCCTGGCGAGTACCTAACTTTGAAAAATCCGATATTGAAAAAATCGCTTGGGTAGAAAACACTATTGCCGAGGGTGAAGGATACCTTGCCGGTCAAGCCTGCTACCGCAACCTGAATCAAAATCTACGTGTCTTTGACGGCATATTTAAGGATAAAGCCCGGTCTGTTCTGGTCACGAACGGATTAAAGTATGCCATACGGAAATTCTGCGAGACGTTGGCGGAAGTTCGTGAGATTGCTGGTTTTGGCTCCGACGTAACTGCTTACAAAGCAATGGCTGAGATGCTTACAAAGGTCTCAAAATGCGTCTATTTAGAGTCCGATTTTCCCTACCAAATTCTGAGAGTTCTGCAATACGCCACAGTAATGGGCATAGGCTATTTATGGCCTAAAGTCGTTCCGACAGAATATCATTTTGGCCCACGGGAGATGAGATTTGACGCGCTAGGATTGTTGGATGTAGTTCCTGTCCAGATTCCATCACGGACAAATGACGTGCAGGATGCCTATGCGGTCACGATCTACGATTACATGCCTATAGCTGAGGCGTGTGCGAACTTCCCTCTGTTTCAGGGTCAACTCCAGACCGTAGGAAGAAACAATTACAAAACATTGATCCAGTCACAGCGGCAGGATTTTGCTGCGATGTATCGTTATGGAAGCGTAGGAGAGACGCAGAGCCGTAGTTTCGGAAACCTCTATGCGGAGATAAGATACACATTTATAAGGGACATACGCATCAACACATCTGGCAAGGAGATGCAGTTTGGAACGGAAGGAACGTCTTGGTTTTACAAGGTTCCAACGATGGGACAGCCGATCTTTGGAGGGATGAGGAATGGTAAACCATACATGCGCCCTGCAATGGTGGCGGATTGTCGAATGTACCCTAACCTTCGGCTCATCATTACGTCTTCAGGACTCAACAAAGTCATGTACGACGGAACTTCTTTTGACTGGGACTCGAAAATGCCTGTCATCCAATATACGGTAGACGACTGGGCATGGGAGGCGTTGGGAAGATCGTTGGTTGGAGATGTAGCCTCGATTGAAACGACGATTAGAAAGCATAAGAGGTTGATGGATCAATTACTTACGGCTCAAATGGAACCACCGTTAGGATATAAGGCAGACGAAAACGGAGGCAAGAGTATTGAGACGTGGGATATGTTTGCACCAGACGTTAGGCTTGGCCTGTTCGGTGGTGATGAACCGAGGAAGACGCTGCAATCTCTATTGCCTGAAGGAATGGCGGTAGGAGCAGAAAACAGGGAGTTCGTAAAAGATTTAGAGAATGCGGAACTAGCGCAGCTAGGATTAAACGATGTTGGAAGCCTTGCCAACATAAAAATGAATATCGCCAACGACACAGCAGACAAAATGCTTGAGGCTATTGGTCCTATCGCCAAGGGCATAGCGATGAGGATTGAGAAGGCCAACAAGCGTGTAGGCGAAAGGATGAAAACTCTTATTCCTCAATGGTTCGACGCTAATAGGCTTATCGAGTATGTAGGTCCAGACAATATCGCAAAGGAGATGTTCGACTACAATCCAGACGACATGGTTCCAAGCCATTTGCCGGATGAAATGATTAACGGAATCTCTCCCATAGATGAGTCAAAGTATGATCGGCTGACGAGAGCAAAGTTTTTCGCCAAGAAATTGAGGCTTGTTTCCATTCCGAGCACGCTACTGAGGATCACGGCCATGCAGAGACAGATGCTATTGTTGCAACTCAAGCGCGGTGGTGCACCGATTTCATGGAGCACGGTAATGAAAACCCTTGATATTGCAAACTGGGGAGAATCTCAGGGAAGCACGGAAAAAGAGAAATTCTTCAACGAGGAAGTAGATTTGCAAGTCATGGGGATTGTTGCTAAAGCCAAGGCGCTTATGAAATTGAAGGAGATGGGAATTGATCCTTCGGTTCTTGAAGGTGGAGATCAGCAGGGTGGTAAGGGCGGTAAAGGACCGGGTGGACAGCACGCGGGCGGGCGTCCCAGCAGCGGCCAAAAAAATCCAAAGTTGGCGCAAAAGGGTGGAGCGGGTGGAGCACCTCGCACAATCGTAAAAGAATCATGATAACTATATGATTCTAAACAACTAAGGAGATATATGGCAATCAGAGTTAAGACTCAGAAAAGTTATTACGTCACAGAATTTACCGTCGAACTTCCCATGAACTGCGGCGAGCTTAATGATGTTCTCAAGGCGATCAAATCTACAGGGAAAACCGTGTTTCAGTATAATGACGGAAATGTCCTTGGGATCAACGTAGAGCAACGTGAAAAGGTTCCATCTGGGGCGATTGATGAGCAGATTCGCGATCTTCTTGGATTGGATACGAAATTACTGTAAAAAAGTGCTTGACAAATCGTTTGTAATTGAATAGGGTTGTAAAAGATTCACCGAGATACATGCGCCCCTCGCGCAGAATTTTTGAGGGAATACGCAATGGCTCATTAGGCGAAGTGGCCTGATGGGCCATTTTCCTTTGCAGTCAACCTTAACCAAAAAGGAGTATTCCCAATGGCAAAGAAACATCATGTAGGTGGAAAAAAGGCTGCACACGTCAAGAAGGTCGCTTCTGGAAAAGCTCGCAGACTGAAGCGCCATGCAAAGAGTGTTGCGCACAAGCTCGCAGCCAAGTAGTAGCCACCATCAACCAATCCAAAAGGAGATTCTCATGAAGCATCGCGTAGGTGGAAAAAAGGCGCACGTTAAGAAAATCGGTGGCAAGAGGCGTGTTCGCAAGGGTCGCAGCAAGAAGAGCGCCCTGAAGATTTAGTAATTAGCCACTAACCCCCAAACGGAGAAAATGACAGTGGCTACGAATGCAATGCCAACGCCAGATCAAGGAGGATCGCCCCAAGCGGGTGGTCCTCCCCCTCCCCCACCACCTCAAGGTGGAGGTCAACAAGGCCCACCATCGCAAGGTCCAGCAAATCAAATGCAGCAGCTTTTAGGCAAGTGGTCGCAAGCCGCTCAGGAAATGGCGACTGCGTATCCACAGATTGCTGCTGAATTGAATGCAATCGTACAAAAGATTGGGGAAGCGCAGACGAAATTGATTTCTCCTCCGCAGCCTACCCCCATGAGTCAACAACCAATGTACTCGTAACAGGAAAATCCGGGAGAATAGAGAATTATGCCAGTACCCACAGTTGCCGAAGTGCTGAAACAGTCGGGCCTATCGCAAGAGCAGATTGACGCTCTTGATGCGAAAGTCCTTACGGGGGTTAACAATTACGTGGCCACCGTATACAACGCGGCAGAGCAAAAGGAAAAGTCCGCATCGGAATTAGCGGTGAAGGCTGAGGCGGATAGGAAAGCACAGGAAGCCGCAGAAGCAGCCGCAAAGACGGCACTGGACGCAGCGGAACTCCAGAAGAGAAGCGTGGATGAGTTCTGGAATAACACCTATAATCCTGGCATTGCCGCAGCGGAAGTGGAAAAGACGAGATTGGCAAAAATAGCAACCGATGCAGCGGCTGAAACAGCATGGTATAAGGCACAGCACGCTTCCCTGAAAGACTTGGGATTTGTTCCCGCAGACGCTCCAGTATTTACTCCTCCAGCCGCAGTAGAGACTCCCAAGACTCCCGGTACACCCACATTCACAGATGAGCAGATTAACCAGAGAATCGGTTCTGGTTTGAGTAATTCAGTGTGGGCGTTGCAGGAGTACCAAAAGTTTACAGGCCAATTCCTTCCCGATCCCATCGACCAGCTTGCGCAGGAAGCAACGCAACAAAAGTTGCCTTTCCGCGATTACGTGGCGCGTAAGTACGACTTTGCTGGAAAGCAGAAAGCCGCTCAGGAAGCAGCGGCAAAGGCTCACGACGATTCAATCAGGACTGCAAGGGATGCCGAAAAGGATTTGGAGTGGAAGGCAAAGATGGACGCTCAGTCGAATGAATTTGCCGCCAAGGAACGCAAGATGGCAGAGCAGCATAGCCAAAACCCGGATACTATTTTGCCTCCGGGTTCAGCGAAGTTTACGGAAGTACGGAGAGCGCAGCAAGCCGGTGAGCGTCCTGATCCAACAAAGATGACGCCGGAAGCTCGCATCAAGTTGACACAGGAAAACCTTCGCAAA